GTCAGCATAACAATCAGTGCAAACACTGCCCTCACATTTCATTAACTTACTACCTGTAATACAAGTATCAGTATTAAATCCTGTGCTAGGTACTACCATTTTGCTACCTTTCGATAACCCCCCTACTGTTTCTACTGCTATTGAAATATTCATTATTGTTTCTCCTTTTGTTTTTACTTTTATATTTTGTTCACTGTGAACAATTTAAATCCCTAGTAACATAAACTCTGTCAATGCGTAACTAAACATAACAACAAAGCCAACTACTATTAATCCACCACCTATTTTCATTATAAAATCTTCCATTATGCATTCTCGTCTAGTTGATTAACACCATCATAATCAAGGAATGTATAATCATTTTCACGTAGCCATTGATTTATTTCACTAGGCAACTCGTAAACACCATCATAATCAGTTAAGTTATCCCCATCAAACCATAAGCCACCACCTAAATCCTCGCCTAATCGGTTATGTTCAAAATATCCTCGGTCAGTTGAGTATAAAGTAATTGTAAAGTTTTCAGTTTTAAAGTCTTGCATTGTCATTTCTCCCTTATTATTTTAGTAGTTGTCTTGCTTGTTCAAGTAGTTGTTCTAACTCTTTGATATTTTGTTCACTGTGAACAATTTTCTTTTCTTTGCCGAATAGGTGGTCTAATTCCCCATCAGTACAAGTAGTACGTTTATCCTTCGGTATTGTCAACTCAATTAGGCTTAGGATAGGTCTTTTACTGCCTTCGGTATAATCTTGAATATCCCCTTCAACCATTGCTACACTATGACCCCTTACCCCTATAATATAATTCTTTGTATGGTCTAGGTATTTTGTGCAATTGTTTACAGTCATAGTTTTACCCCCTGCTAATTCTCTGACTTGCTTTCTATTGAATACCTGTGATTTATAGTTATATTTATTTGCTAATGCTAGATTAATTTGTCTAACTTTACTAGTTTCAACACCACGCCCCCGCTTTCTGCCTTGCTTGTCGTAGTGTAATAGCATACTTTCATAAGGTTGGTCAAAGGCTAGTGATGAAGCCACCACCGTACAACTATTATTATCTAGTAAAGTATCTGATTTGATTAATGAGTGATAAGTTTGCATTGTTTGTCCTTGTTGTTTTTACTTGTATTTTGTTCACAGTGAACAATTTATTTGAAATTTTCGTTCAATATTTGAGTGCGTAGTTCTTCATTTGTTATGCCGTGCTTTTTCATTAGCTTAGTCATAGCTGTAACAAAGTTATCATCATCTTTAGGCTCGGGCTTTGCTTGCATATTGAATACATATTTGCCTAGCGACTCTTTAGGGTATTCCCCGTTTTCAACCATTTTGGACTTAACCTTTGTTAGAACGATTTTGTCCGTTGGTTTTTCACCTAAAATCATTTCCTGGGTTGATTTTTTATTCAAGTTGCGTTGAATGACTCTGATTTCATTCTTAAAGGCTTTTAATTCCTTCTCGGCTAAGGTATTTACTTGAGTATCTAACCATTCACAGTATTTAATATTGTCCTTTAAAACAATGTTTGCAATGTGTTCGTTAAGTTTAGTATCTAGTTGGTCAGCAGTTGTTGCAGTAGTATGTAGTAGTTTAAAGTTTTCCATTTTGTTTGTCCTTGTTGTTGTTATATTATTGTTTTCTTGTATACCCTTGGCTCGTTGCCTTGTTGCTTGGTATGGAATCTATTATCCATAAAATCAAACCTATGTCAACACTTTATTTCATTAATTTATGCAATTAATTGAAAATAAATTAAAAATCATTAAAAATCAATGACTTAGAAGGCAAAATAAATTGAAAATAAATCAAAATATCCTAAAACGTCCATATTTGCGATTCTAGCCACTTTTATTCTTTACCCTTGCCGTGATACCTTTTATCAATAAAAGCAAGAATACTACATTTTGTAGTATAAATACAACACATTATTAACACAATATGGATTATATGTCAAGCAAAAATGTATGTTTATAACCATATAAATAATAGGGATTAATGAAAAATATATCTTTGAATAATTGTTGATAACTTGTTGATAACTTTGTGGATAACTTTGTGGATAACTATTAGCGATAATAACCTACTATTGTAGTCAAGTATAACAATAATACCCCACCATATTAGTAGGATATATACCCAACTATTTTAGTCAACTAAATGTCCTACTGTTTTACTAGGTTATTCAAAAGGGCTATGGGGAAGTTCGGGTAAAATGCTTATTTCCTACCCCCAGACATTTTTCTAATATTTTTAGAAAGGGTAGCACCACATAATATGCTTAAACTAGTCACTGTAAAGGCTGTACTATTGTGCTGTGACAACTACCCTTAAGTGATACTTCTCTTACTATTAACCCACTGGAGACTGAGGGAGTGAGTTGAGGAGGTGAAGTATCAAGTAAGGATAACTGCTCTCGATTCCTAACAAGTAGTAAGGAGAGGAGTTAGTAGTAGTAGTTAGTAGAATGGTTAGTAGAAGTAATATTACTTACTTTCTACTTACTACTTCTCTTACTATGTATTATAACAATAACTATTACTATATGAGGGAGCTATTGTTTCTATACATCAAGGAGGGGCTTAGCAATACTCCTTCCTGTTAACACAGGTCATAGGTCTAATAGTAAGTCAACATAACTCTGGTAAGCCCACACTCGTTTTAAAAACCCAGTGTTACTCGTTACTATTCTACTTTCCCCTGCTAAGGATGGTGCTAAACGCCTCGGTGTTGAGCCTGAGCTACAACGTATATGAGTACAGCTGATTGTTTTCCAGTGACATCAAATCGGGACTAATGAAGTTATTCATTATATAAGTATGTTATTAAAAATATCACTTAACTATCAATGACTTACAGGTGCTTAAAACTGTCTAAATAGTTAGTAGTTCTTACCCTACCTCCTACTCCTACACCGTTCATAAACCTCTCTAAGTCGGCATCCAGCTGTTCTTCTTTGTACCTAGCTACTGCATCCTCTGCACTTACACCTACACTCTCTACAATAAATGCTAGAGCCATAGACAATGCATCCAGACGGTCATCGTGTTGTAGACTACCTCTGTCCTTACTAATGTGAGTTAGTTGGTGTATGAGGCTATTAGGTAAGTCCTTGTGGTCTGCTAGTGCCTCACCTACATCCTTTCTAATCAGACTAGCATCAATCACTAGTTTATGACTATTAAGTAGAGGTTCAATTGTATCGATAATCCTCTTCTCCTTCTGGATGTTATGTCTTACCTCTTCAATAGAAACAGGATAAACACTACGTAACACAGGCTTAAGTAGCTCAGAGAACATACCATCACCAAAGTTACTTTCTACTACCATTAACTTACACTGGTGTTTCTTAGCTACCATTGCTAGTTTAGTAAGGTTCTCAATGGTATAACCACCTCTCATTCCACCTACTTCACTTACATATATCTTACCGTGTAGTTGTTTGATAATAGCATAACCTGTCTCATCCTTACCTCTACCACTAGGGTCGACAGACATAATAGCATATTCATAGGGAACATACTCAGTGTCTACGTGCCCTGCTCTATAGAAAGCATCCCCTGTAAACCCAATGTTAGGAACATCATCCATATAGGAAGAACGAGAACTAGAGTAGGAGATACTTATCGGACCTTTGTTGTCATCTAAGTCGTGTACAATGAAATCACTAGTCTTCAGAGGATACTTATCAGCATCTGATAATGTCGTGTCTAATTGGTACTGTAGTCTAAACCAACTACGACCAATAGAAGCCTCACGTTCAACCAAGTCCTGGTGAGTAAATCTAGTGTCTGTACAATCTCCTTCTTCTACTTCACCCTTTTCTAAAGGCGTAGTAATGTAGGGGGCTAATGTGCCCTGATACACGTCAGTATCTTCGGGATACCGAGCAGGATATACTACGGTTCTAAAACCTTTGTCCCTCATCTTGTTATATATAGACTCACCTGATTGAGGTGTACCTAACATAATGATTTGGGCAGCATCTGTTGTCTGTAGAATAGCATCAAATTCAGCTACAGTAGCAAGTAGTTTAGCTCGCATTTGTTCTGTAGCAGAGTTCTGCATTCCTTCTACGTCATCAGAGATTAGAATGGAAGCACGGTTACCTTGTAGCTGTGAGGTAATACCTAATGACTTAACACTAGGCTGTACTGTTACTTCACAACCAGCAACATCAAAGCTCTTTACAGAGTTTCTCATATCGCCAGTAGGCTGTAGGTGTTCCAATATAGGTAGGTCAAAGATTAAACGTCTAATAAACTGAGCAATAGCATCAGAGTGTGCTCCCGATTGGGATACAATCAATACTTTCTCGTTTGGGTTACGTAATAATCTCCAAGTAACATATGCACCACAGATGTAGGTCTTACCTACCCCTCGAAACGCTTCCAGTAGGAAACGCTTATCACCTGTCATTAGTTGTTGTGCTATGTCTGTTTGAATAGGAGTGGGGGCTGGTAGGTTAATACCCTCCCACACGTAGTTAAGATAGCTCCTAAAGTCATTAACTAATGCTTTAAGTTCTGTCTTGGTTAAGCTTCTGTCATAGATGCTCATTCAGTCTCCTTTATATATTTTTAACCAAAGTGAATGATGTCATCCATTAGCTCTTCAGCACTGGTATCCTTCATCTCTTCTACTAGATTCATCATTGGCTTACTCTCTACTATGTCTGCGGTAATATCATTCTGTTTAAGGAAGTTATTAACAGCAGTAAGCTCGGCAGGAGTTAGTTCCCCTGACTTGAGTTTATTAACATAGTGAGTAGCAAGCAAATCGTGAATGTTATTAAGTGTTTCAATGTTTGCTTTACTCATATATTCTCCTAATTATAGTTTACCTGCAGCTTCCTTATTCCAATACCTAAGAGCATCACCTACAATAGGTAAGCTATAGGCAGGAAGGAAACTATTTAACATAATTGTACGTCCGTAGACAGTCTTCCAAGCGTTACTTGTTGAATCAAAAGGATTAAAATCAACCCCTTGTACTGTTTTAAAGTAATCCTCCATACGTCCTGCACTAGGACCTAATAAGGAGAACATAGTATTACCTGGTCGGTATGTACTACCTAGTTTCTGACCTGTAAACATAGGTATAATAGTGTCCATAATTAGTGATAAACTCGACACCATACTTCCTTTCTTAAGGGCATTAATACCTAAGTTACGTAAACCTTCATCACTGGTAATATCATACTTACGGTCACGCTCTTTAATCAGACCTGTTTGTACTTTAACCTCTTCGTTCATCAACGCTAAGACACTAGAGATAAATACTCCTGACATAACAGCAGTAGCTACTCTTGCTTTATTCTCACCCATCCCTTTAAGAAGTAGGCTGTCCCACGATTGAACAGGGAAGGATAGGAACTGTGTTAGAAGTTGTGACCAAATGTCATCGGCATTAGAGAATATACCAGGCAATTGTTTCTTATCACCAGACAATATGGTTAGACGACTAGCGTTACTAACAGCCCTATCTATTTTCTGCTGAAGCTCTATAGGAAGTGCTTCAAGATTAATATCTTTAATACTGCCATCTTTGTTGTATTTAAACACCTTATCCTTGTACGTCTGGGCTTCCTTTATAGACTTAGCATCTATCTGTAGACGTTCAAACTTCTTCATATCTCCATTCTTAACCATTTTAGCAATAGAAGCATTGAATATATCATCGATGATTGTATGTGCTACAGCCATACGAAAGCCTGATGTAAAAGCAGTTAGACCTGTCCACTTACCTACACGTTCTGCAGCAGTTTCTGTCATACCTACTACCTTCTCAAAGCCCTGTGCGTTCTTAGAAACATTAGGGTCAAAGTCTGCATCAAGGAAACGTCCCATAGAGCTATGGTTAGTAACATCATAAGCATAGGACATAATCTGTAGCTTACGTGCGTACTCTCCTTTCATAGGCATACCTCTAAGTATGTTCCTAAACTCTCTAACACCTATCCCCATACCTTTAAGACCTGCTTTTAAACTACCACTAGCAAGTACCAACGCTGCTTCTCCTTGTAAAGCAGTAGCAAAGAAACCACCACCCATAGTAGTGAAGTTAGCATTCATTAAGAAACGCTTAATCAGCTGACCTGTAGAGTCACCATCAGTAGGATGCATTAAAGTTCCGTGTAAATCTTTAATAGATTTTTCAAACTTAGTAGCAGCTTGCTTAATCTTCTTCTTAGATAAGATTCCTTCTTCTTCAAGCTCTCTCTTAAAAGCAGCAACAGCATCTTTTAAATCGCTTTCACTAGTAATACCAAATTGTTTAGTAGTTGCTATACGACCAGCAGTTCTGTTACCTGTGTGCATAATAATCTGAGACATATCTTGATGCATATATTTAGACATCATACTCTCATCATAGTCATACTTACGCTGCTTCATACTGTCGATATCACTATGATTAGCACCTTTAGCCTCAATACCTTCTAGAAACTTTAGAGCTTCCTTCTTAACCTTCTTACGGTTGGCTGTACCTTTTGCTTTACTCTCTAACTTAGCTTTCTCTTTATAAAGAGTCTGTAGAGCAGGATGCTCCTTCTTAATCAGTTGCTGTATCTGCCGACCTTTGACTTTTACGTTTCGGGTTCTTGCTCCGCTACTGATTAAGTCGTCTTCCATCTGAATAATCTTCTGCTTAATATTATTAAGCTCCACAGAGGCTTCTTTAGCTGCTCCTTTATCAGCGGCACTATACATAGCGTTTTCAATATCAGCTAATACTTCTTCTCGATTGCCATTACGTATAGCACTGACATCTAAAGCACGTGGAGTATAGTTCTCAGTAACCTTAAAACCTGCTTGTGTTCTAAATTCTGCCTCTGTTTTAGACCATTTAAGAATACGGTCTACAGCTGCCTTCCACTCAGGATTAACATCGTGCCCATTCATATGACGGTCGAATTGCTGTTTAAGTTCAATGTTATACTCACTAAGAGTAAGCTTCTTGTTATCCTTCTTAGCTTCATAGTATAAGCCAGTAATATCATTAACAGTACCCATATGGTTACGCATACCCAGTTCTTTCATATACTGAGCAGTGTCCCCTTTAACAAGTCCTTTGTTAGTTCCAGAAACATCAATCTTACTTGCCATCTTCCTAACTAAAGGGGAATCAGAGGCATACATACGCCCAACTAATCCAAATGCTAGTTTGTTACCAATCTCTGGAATCTCATCATCCTTAGCCTTACGTAGAGCCATTGCTCCTGTCTTCTCATCTCTATAGAACACCTGTGCTTCACCTAGAGCAGTCGTATCTGTTTTATCAGTAGCATATGTAACAGAGCCTATTAACTCATCTTCAATTTCCTTATCAGACATACCTTCAAAACGGTTACGTCTAATACCAAAAGCAGTGTTCATACCTCCACCAAGAGCAGCTCCCCAGTAAGTAGCAATCTCTCTAGCTTCATAATCAATATAACCAGTTTGTTCTTGTACTAGTTTCTCACCTGCGAAGCCAGAGAAAGCACCTGAAGCAGCACCAGTTAATAGCCTAGGGAGAAGAGACTGTCCTCCACTCATTGCTAGAACCATAATTTCAGGTATATTTGCAGGGTTTAAAGCCTCAATAGGTAAGCTTAGTACCATATTACCTAGAGCATTTTCATAAGAGGTACGCTCATAACTATCTTTCATTAACTGATAGCGGTCCTGCATCCTCTTAATGTCTTCTCTTGAATTAAGTCTTCCCTCGTCTGCCTCATTCATATATGTAGCCCAAGGAACACCTACTTCTTCCTGTGTTAATCCATATGCATCGAACTCTTCTTCAAAGGTTGTTTCGTATAACTCAGGATTATTAAACTTCAATCCTGATGGATGTGTTATGTTAACGAGGGCTTCAAAGTTACCTAGACCTTGTTGCTCTAGTTCTTGTTCTCTCTGCGATGCTTGAGCTGCCGCACTGCCTTCATTAGCTGTAATGTATCCCATTTACTATTCTCCTGTATAGTCCCACTTAATGCTTTTAACCTCTTCGTTAAATACCTGACCTATGACACTCCTAATCTCTCTATCCGAGAGTCCTTGAGAAGCCATTATACGTGCTCTCTGAACTGCATTAACTTTACCAAACCCCATAAACGTAGGGTTAGTAGCAGCCTCTGCTATTCTGATTGCTTCTTCTGTCTGGTCTCCATAAGGAGTACTGTCTGCCAGTTCAAATGTATCAGTTTTCTTAGAATACCACGGTCGTTGTTTATCACCCATTAGAACCTCACTTTAACATTCATAGAATTAAACACCTCTTCTGCGTGTTTGATAGTAGCAGGAGTAGGCTTACCTTTATAGTGTAGTTTTAGATATGTCTCTATCCACCCATCAGTTTTTCCTTCCATAATTGGTCGCATATAAGAATCACTTCCCTTCTGCTCTAATAAATCTGCAAGAAACACAGCAGTCTGTTGGTTACGGGTTGCGAGGTTAACACCTCCTTTACCATACTCATAAGACTCACTAATCCACTCCTGAGGTCCTAGGTACTTCTTAGCCCTGTTTAAACCTGTCTGCCAAGCGGACTGTCCGTTACTATCATCATCAAGGAATTGATATAACCCTTGTGCAGAAGAGGCTTCCTTACCTTCTTCAGGTATATTACCGCCATAAGTATGCCCCGAGTTCTCTACGAGCCCTACAAAAGTAGCAAAGCGTAGTATATTCTCAGTAGACTCTTCTTCATCCATTTCCATTCTAGCTGTATGGGCAGATAACACCCCTTTAATCATAGGGTTAATAGAAGGTGTTACAGTATCAACAACTTCACCCCAAGCTTCATCCTCAGGGGTAATATCAGTATCCATAGGAATCTCATCTTCGCTTGTGAAGTAGTCGTGTAATCCTTTAGCCTCAGCCTGTTGTCCATAAATCATATAATTAATCTCCTGTTATCCATTCAATGATTGATTCTGTTACACGTCCATACGTCCTGTCAGGTCCTCTTTCACCTTTAGCTTCTGCTTCTTCCTGTAGTTTAGCTCTGTTCTGCTTCTTAACCTGCATACTTAAATCGTATTCAATCTTACGTTTCTTAGCGGCATCGCTTACAGTTCCTGTTAAGTTATGAGACTTATCTCTCTCCCTCTTACGGCTAGCGACTGTAGCTCTTTGTTTAGCTGCTTTTATGTTATCCATAATAAGGTCATCACTTATTTGGAAATCTTTCATAACATCGCCTGATTGTATTCTAAAGTCAAAACGTCCTGGAGCTACTTGAACCCATCTTGTGTCTACCTGACCCCAATCAATACGCTCCCTCTCTAAGACCTTTCCTTCATCATCATAATAATGACTAGTTCTAACTGGAAAGCCTTGAGCCTTAAGAGTTTCTAGGTTATTAACTTCTACAGCCATTAGCGTAGCAGTAGATACTAGAGAAGGTGCTTTAGCGTTTAAAGCAATAGATTTTACGTATGAATTAGGAAGTCTAAATCCTTCTGTCATACCAAAATCCTCAAGAGGAGTTCCTACATTATGAGTAGAAGCGTTTAGCATCTGTTCTTTCAGCAGGTCTTTATCTACGTTTCCTGTACGGTCTGCTATAAGCATCATAGTAGCTGTTAGGTTTAGGTATCGCTTATAATCACCTTGCATAATAGGCATTTCTCTTACTATCTCATCGGCATCTAAAAGCATAGAGGATGCTTGGTTCTTAGAGACTCCTTGAAGCTTAATGATTCCGTTATCATCATAGTCCTGCTCATCAAAACTAGCAACTAACATCTCTAGGTCATTGGCAGAAGCACCTAGTTCCTTAGCTAAAATAGCAGTCTGCCATCTAGGCATACTATTCATTAATCCCCAAATAGCTGAATTAGTACCACGGTCTGCTCCTACTCTATCAGAGATGTAGTTTATAGTAGACATAGTATCTACTTCTTGAGATGCTACCAAACCGTCCATAGTAATTTTAAAAGCTTCCTTATATCTATTCATAAGGGTTTTATTACCTTGGTTTAGACTAAGCATATTGTTAAGCCGAGAGATATTTTCAGGAGTAGCTGTTCCTTGCCATAAGTTAGCCATATCTCTATCCATAACAGTCTGTACTGTATTCGTTAGTCGTGCCTTAGTAGCGGAAGATAAAGCTTTACCATCAATAGAATTTGCTGTTAGCTTATTTTCCATATCATCTAGACTCATTCTAGTAGGGTCATACTTATCAATAGCATTATATTGCGTGTGTGCTGCTAATGCTGTAGTAATGGCTTTGCTAGCATTTAATGCTTCCCCAGTCTGTAGAGTACCAATTAGCGGTGTATTAGCATCTCCTTGCATATGGAGCTCTTTCAAGTTTTTAACTGCTTTCAGTAGCTCTATACTAGGGTTCTCATCTATAGTTTCTTTATATACAGCAAGTCTAATAGCAATCTGTTTAGCTTCTTCATAGGTCTTGCCTTCTTCGGACATAATCTCCGCAACTTTAGGATGTTTCTCGGTGAACACACCACTAATTTCCTTTTGTTTAGCAAGCTCTGTAATGTGTTCTTTAAAGGCATCATTCTTAGTATAGAAACTGTTCGTTGCGTTTTCAACTGCTTTTGTACCGAATTTAAGTAAGTTAGCACTTTGTTCTGGTACAGTCATACCTAAACTTGCAGTCGCTTGTCTGTAAGTTTCTTGAGGCACTTTGCCTTCCATAAAACGTTGTCCCCAGTCTGACACATCGTTCTCACGAATATTCTTTGCTTCTAATGTGAACAATGCAGAAGTAGATTTAACAATTGAACTACTTAGTTGCTTAATATATGCCTCGGCATATTCCTTAGAAACTTCTGAGCTAGCTAGGTCCTGTTTACGTTTCTCCCATCTACGAACAGACTCTACTTGTTTCTGGTGAGGGGTGAATGGAAGATTTGTATCAGGGTCTATAGCCTCGTTAATTTCTAGACTATCTATACCCCAATCTGTGGTTGCAGCTATAGCAGCATCAGCAACCTCTGCTATTTGCTTAGTTTTATATTTACTGGAGCTTGTAATAACCTCAGTACCTGCTTTTACTGCATTAATGAAGTTACCTGCATAATCAGTAGGCTCATCTAAAACAGGGCTTACAAACCCCATATCAACAAAGCGAGACTGAGTTCCCTCTACTTTACCTAAGTTAGCTTCTACAGTGTCGTTGACTAGCCTTTCTCTCTGTTCTTTCATATATTATTACTCCTACCAGCTAGTTGCTGTTTTTAACCATTCAGGTCCGCCCTTACCAGCAGCACCTGCAAATTCACTTGCTCCTGCATAAGCACTAGCACCCGCAACAGCTGCTTCTACAATCATAGTTAATCCTGACTTCTTCTTACTCTCTGCTACATTGATTTGGCTCTTTGCTTGATTGTCATACTTTTGTGCTACTGTGCCATCTTCTCTTAGGCTTCCATCTACCTTGGACTGTATAGTTCCTTTGGTAAACTCTGTCTGCTGTCCAAAGTTCATATAAGCATAGAGGGCAGCTGAACCAGCAGTATTACTATCGGCTCTCATAGAGAGGTGTTTAGCTACTGTACGCATCTCTTCACGTTCTACTTGTGTTTTAGCAAACCCACCTGCTCTTTGGGTCTCTTCCATTTTATTCTTAAGCTGTACATTCCTAGACTTCTGACCAGCTACAATAGCTAATTGTTGTCTATATAGGTTTTCATTAGCTTGTTTGTTGCCCATAAGAGAGGATAGGACAGCACCACCTGCCATAGCCGCAGCAAAATATGCCATAATTTACTCCTTGTAAACGTATAAACCATCATAACCTTCAACAGGCGTAGCGTGGTTTCTAAAATATTCAAATTTCTTTAGCATAAAGTAAGTAGTAGGACCAAACGCTGCTAAGTTATTTCTCCATAACTTAAACAAGGTTCTATTGTTACCTTCTGCGTGGACTAGATATTTACCTTCTAGTCCGATTAAGGGATAAGCTTCTGTTATTACGAAATAGCTTGTACCTTCTATAATTAGTTCAGTCTCCAATCTCATTACTTAATTCCTAGTTTATCTGTAAAACCCTTCTGAGCTTTGACATTATCCTTAACAGCCTTATCGTGCTTGGCTTTAAGTTTCTTTGCTTTATTATAAGCCTTCACAGTTTTATATACTGTACTACCTATTGCTAGGACGGCTGCTGCTGCTGGTAAGGGCATATTACTCCTTTAAATTTTTATATTTATCTTTAGCTTGATTATATCCACGTCTCTTAGTCATCCAAGGAACTACGATATTAGTTATGATTAAGAAGGCTAAGAATGCCCATAGAGCATCTGTTCCCCAAGACTGAGCTACGTATGCCACTGCTTGTTCTTTCGTCTCTATATCGGCAACCTCGGGACTGTCAGGTACTATCTCATCGTATGCCATACTAGTAGCTGCATTAGCTATAGCAGGTATAGGACCAGCGACAACATAAGTTATCCCTGTAGTAGCTGCTGATTTACCTAGGTTACGTAACTCTAAGCTAGAACAACCAATGAGACTTAATGATATGATTATAATTGCTATTCGTTTCATATTAGTACCCAGTTAATAGGTAGAGTCCAAGGGTCGAGTAGGAAGAACCTAGCTGTACCATCGACTAATTCTACCCATACCATTAGCCCTTACCTTGTTTTCTTATGATGCCATACATATCACTAAGTAATGATTTAATCTCTGCTATGTCAGCCTTATAGTCATCCTTAAGTACATAACTCAGGGGCATATTACTTTGACAATTAGTCAGGTTCTCTTCTAGTTTATCTACTGTGTCAGCTAGTCTATTCAAGAACCATCCTAACATCACGACTACTACCGTTAGTAGCCCTAGTATGATGTCTGCTGTTTCCATATTTATCCTTTAGGGTATTGTTCTTTAACTGCTGTAATAGCATCATCAAGAGTTGTAGTACCATTCTGTCTATCCCAGTAAGCCATATCAGCTTGTTCTTGTAGTGATGGGTATGCTTCTGCTCTATCTCGTGCGTATTGTTTGCTATCTCCGATGTCTTTCTGTAGCAAAGCTTCAGCTTCTAACTCTGAGGAGCTGAAAGCGAGTGCATCCCCTGCGTTATTTAGGATGCTT